AGTGACGATAAAAGTATTATAATCTAGTTCTTTAACTATGTCAATAGCTTTCTTGACATTGGGAAGATACTCGAACTCTTCCATTTTCCAAGGAGGGCCCATAGCTCCCTCCCTGTCTATCATCTTGTTGATTACGCCGTCTCTATCAAAGAAGACTGATTTTACCACTTGGTTTTTCTCAGCTGGAGTTCTGGATGAGATACGATGCAATGCCACACTACTGCTTGGAACGCTTCGCTGTGTGGAGTGATGCGATCTTTATTCACGGGAGGCACGACGATTGCTAGGTCAGACTTCTCAGCAGCATATCCATCGGGCTTACCAACGATAGACAACACGCATGCTTCCATCTTATGAGCGAAGTCGATAGCTTTGATTAGACCGACTGAGACTTGTCTGTCTGCGTCTCCACCTCCGACGGATAGAACGAGGATGGTGTCGTCTGAGTTGAGTCGGGATGTTCTGAGATATTCAACGAAGACTGTATCAAAACCTTCATCGTTTGTGCGAGCAGTGAGTTCGCTAGTGTTATCTGTTGGAGCATAAGTCTCGATGCCACAGAGTTTTCGAAGGTCATTAACCAGATGGGATGCATTCGCAGCAGACCCGCCCACGCCGAGTACAAAGACTCTGCCGTTGGAAATATCACGGGTGGTGCGCAAGGCATTGGCGAAGCTTTCTATCTTTTGCTTGTCGATCTTATTAGCGATCTCGACGACTTCTTCGAAGTACTTATTTACGTGTTCCATTGTATATTCTATCCCTCAATTCACTTGAACTATAATCATGCGATCGTTCATTCCATACGATATTTATGCCACGCCTGTCACAGATCGATTGGCCGGTAATCTCATCAAGCTGGTGATCAGCACCAATAAACCGTGTATTGATCTCAAGAGTTCCCATCATATTTACGAGATCTTTCTCGGTGTCGTATGGGATGATCTCATTTACAAACTTGCATGCATTGAGCTGCATCCATCTCTCATACAGAGTTTGAATAGGTTTATTCTTCTCTGGCCTATCGATCGTTGGATCGCTGTGTAGTCCAACTACTAGATAATCACACTGCTTTCTACACTCAGCAAGCATTGCGACATGACCCGGATGTAGTAGGTCAAAAGCCCCGCACGTAAATCCCACGTTCATTACTTAATCCTAAATGTTCTCGCTTCAGTATGTCTGCTTCCTAGATTTTCTATCTCAAAACCTGTGTCATTTAAGAACTCGAGGAATGCTTTGAACTCATGATCCTCATATCCGCCATAAACACATAACTCATCAAAGGTAATGATAGTTCCCGACTTAATCTTATCTTTCAACTTCTGTAAGATACAAGTAGTAGCTGAATAGATGTCAACATCGATATGAATGAATGACACCTGTTCAGTATGCTTCGCCATAAAGTCATCAATCGTATCTTGAATAAGACCGACTACCAACTCTACGTTTTCAGGAACTTCAGGAACATCACACTTGAAAGCTCCAGCTTCTATACCGGGTCTCCAGTCTTCAGGTAATCCTTCAAATGAATCAAAGCCATAAACTTTATCACAGTGTGAAGCTATCTCTCTGATGGTGTTTCCACCAGCTACACCAAATTCTAAAACTAATCCTTCTATTCGGTCTTCAAGCATTTCTTTGAAACCGATTGGATCGTTTTTACTATCGATTATAGCTTTGAGTTCATCTGAAGTCATTTGATTACCATGTATGTGTTCTTGCCGTCAGCTGGAGTCTCATTGTGAAGCATGAACGTTGGGTTACGATCTGAGAACTTTTCTTTGAAGTAGTCCTCGTTGTTGATAGTTCCAAAGATCTTAGCTTGATACATGAGCAACCAGTTAGATGAGTCAACGATACGTTCCATGATCGTTTCACGGAAGTCGATTGGGATCTCACTGAGTGACCAAGTAGCGATGACGAGGTCTGCTTTCTCAAGCTCAGACGGGTCAGTCACGAAGTTAGCATTGATGTCCTGCTTCTCAAGGTAGTAACGCTGGATGTTCTGTACTTCAGGGAAGTCATAGATCGTGTACTTACCGGTGAAGCCCATGTCATGTACAACTGAGCACATGTCACCATAACCTCCACCGATCTCGACGATACTCTTGTATCCCTGCAACATCTCTGGTGTAAACCCACAGATAGCCAAGTGAGCCACGTCTTGCACTCGCTGCATGCTCGTGTCAAAGTCGTCTGCTACTTTAAGGAATTGGTTCTGTGTCTCTGGGATACCGATCCAGTTTTCTTTGAGAGCGTAAGCTACGCGATCATCTTTCATCGCTGCATCGAATGCTGCTCCCAAGAAACGTGCTACTCGTCCCATAGTAATGAGTGGAACGTTGTGACAGCTCGCCCAGAGACGAAAGCGACTGAGTGGCAAGGTGGCTGTATCGTGTTCAAACACCTTGCGCATGGTTGGCCAATAGTCTGGTCCATTCACCTGCTTAGCTTTAATCTGCATCTGTGATACTTCAGACTCGTGATTAAAGTCAGACCAAATATAATTCATAACAAAAGTCTCCAGTTATTGTGCGGGTGCTTGTCTTTCTAGAAAAGCTGTGTTGTAGCTCTGAGCGCGGAAGTACTTCTGAACGAGCTTAATCACGATCTCAGGATCAAATGTTTTACATGAGAAAACATCGAGGTAGACGTGATCGTACTCATTAACAAAGTGTGCGCAGATGTTACTGGTCTCGATAAGCTGGACTAGAGAGTAGCCCGCTTTGTTACCACTGCCAAAGTTTACAATTTGTGGTTCGCCATAAGCAACCATGTCGATTTCTTGAACGAGTTCTTTGGTGAACGCGTAGATAGTATCATAGCTGGTGATTGCTTCGTGGTCACAACCAGAAGAATCAAGAATTAAGTGATAACCCCAGTAGTCTGCCATTTCATAGGTACTCCTTAAATTTTAGGTGGGATAGTCAGAATTGACTAGTAGTGTATTTATTGATTATCAATAACCGTCGATGATCTCTGCGTACTCTACGAGATCAACGCGGAATGAACGCCAAGCACCTTTCTCAAGGTCCCAGACAGCTACTGTTTCTCTGTGTTCGGGCTTACGGTGAGCTTCTTCGAGAGCGTCACGATTAGTATTCGGAGGAAGCTTTTCTGGAAGAAGAGTACAAATCATCTGACGCTTCTCGCCATTGATCTTTGTGAAATGTACTTTACATGTGTGGAGTTTAAGATCTTGAAGCAACGCGTCACGATTCACATAAGTCTGCATAATATAGTCTCCATTTAGATGATGAGGGTCTTTTCGTTTAATAGTACGGAAGTCGATTTAGTCTGAGTGTTTACCATCTCAGCGAGCTGTGTGTATCCACCGATGTGGAATCCATCTACTACTACGACTGGATAAGTCTTAGCGTTTGGAAATTTCTCAAGCAAGAACTCACGAGTAAAGTCGCGATCGAGCTTTTGTTCTGAGAATGAGATATTCATCGTGTTTAGCAACTGCTTAGCACGGTTACAGAACGGACAGTTATCTTTTGTGTATACTTCAACTTGACCAAACATAATACTATTATAACCTCTCTTGCCAATATTTGTCAACATCTTTTTTCACTTTTGGATCATAACCATTTAAAATCATATCCAGTTCCACGAGTTCTTCTAGTAACATATCTCACCTCAAGCTTAGTTGTTGATCTTTCATAGTCTTTTCATACTTATTTAGTTTGTCTAAGTAGCCTCTGTTGCGAAGCTCTTTGAATATCAAGTTCTCAAATGAGAACTCTCCGCCGGTGGAGATAGCCGCTGCTCTCATATCTGACATCTTCTTTTTCAAGTCTTTCACTGTTCGCTCATCCATCTTATTCTTAATGATATTATCTATGAGCTTCTTATAGAACAAGACTTTACGCTTCAAGTTGATGTCGGCCGCGAAGTTGTATTCGCCTTGTACAGGACGTTGGATCCACTCGTCTCTCTTGAGACTGTACACTCCTTGACCTTGTTGATAGGGTTGATCTGTTCCCTGAGCGTATGGTTCGATTGAGTACCCGTAGACGGATATCTTATGGGTGAGGGTCCATAGAGTCTTCTTTGACTGGAGATAATCATCTACTAATGCTCTGTCATTACTGATCTTATTTCTATCAAGCACCAAGTGAACATCGATGTCTGATAGAGGTGTGTAGTTGAAGTTACAGTTACCACCAATCATGATGATGTCTTGAACCATACTCATCGGAATGTTGGCGAATCCGGCCCAAGCGTAAGCAAACTCAATAAGCTTGTCTCTGACTTCTGGCTTGAGACGCCAGTTATCCCACAGCTTTGGATTGAGCTCGTTGTGATACTCGAGACTGATCTTTGTCTCTTTGAGATGTTCTTTCTGCTTGAGTAACTTAGCTAACTTCTCACAACCCTTCTCATCTTGGTATGGTGTCAAGTCGAGGTCACGTGGAACTTTTTGAACTTTCTCATGCTCGATATGTTTAATGAATGGCTTGAGGTATTCTTGGTAAGCGGTGAAGTCGATACCAGCTTTAGCTAGAGCTTGATGCTCGAAGTGTGTGGCGATCCTATGTGCTGACTCGTAGTGATAGTCATAAAGATCTATCATGGCTTTCTCAACGATCTCATGAACTTTGAGAAATCTCATTAGATCTATACCTTTCCACTTCGTGTCAAAGTGGCGATCACAATATATCTTACCCGCGTCTCTACTATAACCACATAAGAATGGAATATCAAATGTTCTGATTACAGGAGTAGAATGTATCTTAGCCATGCGGGCTTTGAACTTAGGATTAGCCATAAGCTCTCGCACAGCGTCTGATTCTTTTTTAGAAAGTTTAGGAACTACTTTGAATTTACCGAACTTTGCCATTGAATAACTCGTTGATTTGATCTATTGTATTTATAGTCGAATCTCGCTTGCAGAGAAACCTATATCTTTCTTGATCCGTGGTCCACCCGTTGCCGTCCCACCACTCGAATCCTGGAAAGCTACTCTTATAGACGCTACCAGTCTCACAACCTTGACCTATGTAGAGATGCTTGTAACCAAGACTCTTTGCATAATCAACTTCGTAGTTAACAATCACTTTGCCGATGGATAGCTTAGGACTGTGATAGTTTAAAGCAGTAAACTCAGACTCTAGCCCACCGTCGTATTTCTTAAACTTAGTAAATGCTACTGGGTCTCCAGCGTCTTTAAGAAGTAGCCACTCAGATCTATCTGAGTCTAGAAACAAGTCGTACTCTTCGGCGTAACCCTTATATTCTCTAAACTCTTTATAGATTTGAGATATAATATTTAAGTCTTCAGTGTATTCCGCAGTGATACTCTTAGGAGTCTTATATGGCTTGTAGTCATCGATTCTGATTCTCACACTTCTACAGTTATACCACCTGTCGTCCCAAATGAGCCAGCCATTCTCAAGTGCTTCCAATTCATTTAAATCTTTAGTGTCTAAGTCTAGGCGAACAAGCTGCGTATTCCACCTCTCTTGGGAGCCAAAGAAGTGGCTTACTCTAGTCTTTAACAATTTAATCTCCCTATGGGATGTATTTTATTGAGTAGTCTTCTTTTATATCAATTTCCTTGCTAAGGTCTGACATGTTATTTATGTTATCCCACACTAGATCTTCACGACCGAGCTCTTCGATCCTCTCATGGATCTTTTTATCGTAGTAGTTTAAGATGCCACGTGAAGTTCTCTGTATCTCTGCGTTACGTGTGTTGGTAGTGTTCTGTCCACCCTCACGGACTCTCTGGAAGTATAGCACTGAATCGACGTGGATCACACGCGTATGAAGAAATGACCTGACTGAAAGCTCATGATCGTCTGCGATACATAAGTTTTTATTGTGACCACCGATCTCTTTATAGAAGCTAGAACGCCAAGCTCGGACGTGATTGGGAAGTCCTACATTATGGCGAAGAGTCTTTGAGTTAAGTGGTACAGCACATGCTATAAACTTATCCGGTCCATACTCAAAGTCGTAGTACGTACCACATCCCATTCCAAATCCCTCACCGTAAGTACGACTGGTAAGATCTGGACAGAACTCAACGCTGTCGCTGTAAAGATAACCAGCTTGAGGTATAGCGTCAAACGCGTCTTTAATAATCTCAAGTGCTTCTTCAGTCAAGATATCATCGTGATCGAGTTCTACTAGAATGTCACCGTCACATAGTGAAGCTGCTTTGTTCTTGAGATAACCAATGACACCAGATCTCTGAGACTGCTTATACACTTTGACGCGATAGTCTCTACTGGCAAGGTCGCTCAACATTGCAAACGTTACATCATCTGTCGAATCGTCAAGGATGACCCACTCCCAGTTCTTATAAGTCTGGTTACACAAGCTACGATGAGTCTCAAAGATCATCTCACGTGTGTTATAAGTCGGCGTGAATACACTGATCAATCCATTGACCGGTTTCAACATTCCGGCTACGTGTTGCTCAAACAGATAGTCACCATTGAGAAGATGGATCATATCGATAGGATCGATGTATAAAATCTTTCTATGATACTCAGAAGTAACTTCTAGCTCCGAGCAGTACTCTTTATCTACTACGATTAAGTCAATCTTATTAGTAGCGAGCACTTCTCCTAGAGATTCTAGATCTGATAAGAAGTGCATGTTGAAAGTCTCAGCGAATCCCTCTATAAGATTCGGAGTAGTTCTTGGTTTATAGTCAGATGGAAACTTCTCAGCGACTATGAGTATATTTGGATGACCGTT